CAAACTAGTTGCTTGCAAAGAAGTCCAATCAATTAGCGGATTGCTGTGATCATTAATATAACCAAGCGTTTCGCTAGTTTGATAAGTGTTATAGTTCGTGCCATTATATTTGAAGGAGTTATTAACACCGATAAAGGTATCAATTACTTCTAGCTCTTTTCGGTACGCAAGCTCTTCGCCTACGCTCGATGCAACATTTAGAATGTCGCCAGTTAAATCGAAGAACACAGTTTCTTTCAAAACATCAATAGCAAGGGCATTTTCCCTTGTTTCTGGTGTTTCGATCCAGCGTTCATTGAACTGCGCCCTTTGATGTGGCTCGCCGGGGTTTCTGCGCTTTCCTTTATCACCAATGCGATTTGTTCCAATGACTTTTTGGCCATTTAACTTAGTCGCTTCGCTTGGCATAAGTTGGTCAGCAATTAAAGCAGGATTTTGAAAAGCCTCCAAAATCTTTACTTCAATTAAACCACCAACTACAGCCGAAAATGCATTAATGTTCGCAAAAGCTGTCGGGTCAAGTCCAACGCCAGTTGACTCAACCAACGCTCTTGTATCATTAGGATGGCCCTGCTCTACTAAGCTTCTGGCTATTGTGTATCGAGCCATTGCACCAGCGTTTGCAGGATCAAAATAATTGCGCCATGAAGAACCGATAATGCCTTCAGCCAATTCTTGAATCGAGAATTGTTCTGGCCTTATCTTTTGTTCTGCAAGTTTGTGATTGCCTGCCTGATCACGCACAGGCGAGCCATTGGTATCAACCAAGCCAAGGCCATGCTTAATGAGGTTTAAAAACTCAAGCTTGCCTCCTGGACTTCTTCCCTTGGATTCGTACATATCTCGGACTTTTAAAATATTAACTCTCATTGCTCTGACTCCTATTGGTTAGTTATTAGAATTTTTGGCGGGCTGCTAAACCATAGATCCTGCAAAGAACTCTGGTAGTAGCGGAACTGTAGTAAGCAACAACAACACCAATGGCCTTGGCTGCATCAGAAACCTCGACCACTTTTTGATCTTGAATTGCACCCGCTGCTGCTGCGCCAGAGGACACAGCACCAACCATGTCGCCGGGAAGCAATGCAGAAGATGAAGCGCAATCGGCTTCATAAGTACATTCAGTTATTACTTCGATAAAACCAGCAGTAATTTGGGCAGCGATTCTTGCCTGCACGGCTACACCAACAAATGTGTCATGCACATTGGTTTGATCGGTTGCAGCAGTACCAGAACCTGTGATTGCAGATAATGGCTTTACAGTAGAAGAGCTTGAATCCCAGTAAAGAAAATCACCGATTGAAATTACTTGGCCTGCTGCGACAGGATAGCGCACTAATCGGAAATCCGCTGGTTTGGTAAAATTACCACCGCCAAAAGTACTAGACATTATTTTGACTCCTTAGTTTTGTAGCCAGTTGTAGAGGTTGTTGCCTGTTGGAATTTTTGATACTTGTTCTGTCATTTGTGCGCCAGATTTGGGCTTGGTTTGCTTGTGTGCCAAGGCCAAACGAAGTACATGACGCTCGATAGAATTCTTTGTGGGAAGCTGTAAGAAATCTTCGAGCAGGACTTTGTTCAACGGCAGGCCAGCACTTTCGCACATTCTGCGAACAAAAGTTTCCCGCTTCATGCGAGTAATTTGTTCTTGCAGTTGAGCCAACTTCTTGTTGGATCGGGCCTGCCTTGATTCTTTAGCAGCCATTTTTTCTTCGTCTGCTTCTTCAGTAGCCTTATCGTCATAGTTTTCTTTAGCATCCATTTTTTCTTCATCTTCTTCTTCGGTTGGCTCTTCTTCTTCTTCTTTCATTTCAGAATCGCCAAGGGCTTCCTTGACTAAGTCAACAATCTTTTGAGCCTTGTCTTCATCGCTGCTATCAGCTTCTTTCAATGCATCCATGACTTTGGATGCAAGATCATCTGTTTCGGACTCACCTTCTTCGGTATCTTTCATCTCTTCTGGAGAGTCATAGTCTTCCATAGGTTTTTTATCGTCATCTTCTTCAAGCCAATTCTGTGCCATATCTAATCTCCTTAGTTAAGAAACTTTGCCACGATTGAATGATTCGACCAATGAGTGAGCCATCAATTTGAGCTTGTAATCTAGGTTGTCACGCACCATTGAAAGCTGTGATTTAAATTTGACATTGGGGTTTTTTGATTTTCTTGCTTTGTTGATTTTCTTTGCCATCTTTAACCTAGACTTTTTTAAGTCTGCCCTAGAAATGCTTGCTTTTTTTAATTTTCGTGCTTTGCTATAATTCTTTGCTTGTCTTATTCTGCTCGATTTTTTGCCTGCTTTTGCCATTGCTTTTGACGATCTGTTTTTTTTATACCACTCTCTTTTCTTTTGTTTTTGGGCAGGAGTCAAAGGCTTGCGTGGGGCAGCTTCGCTCAAGCTTTTAGTGGTTGCAGGATCTGCAACTAAATCAACATGGCGCACTTCTGTTACTTTGTTGACCACAAAAATATCTCCCTCTTTTTCGCCTTCGCCCTGTGCATTGTGGCTAAGTCCAAATGCTTCGGGCATTCTTTCAGCAGCTTCAATAATCCTGTTTGCCATCGGATGGGATTTCAAATAAACCAAATCACCAAATAGGCCTTTGCCTTCCACATATCGCACATTTACAAGCTTGCCAAAGCGGTCATAAGCTGATCGAGCATCGGTAGGGTCGTTTTTGGGGTGATCGATATTTACCTTAACATTCTCGTAAAGGCCTTTGGCCTCTTTGAGCGCATTAGGCAGGTATTTCCTATTGTTTTCGCTGTCAAACCCTATGATCTTGACATTGAAAATCGTACCGCTGGCCCTGTCCACTTTAAGTGGAGAAAGACTTAGGGAACGCTCAAGTAACCAAATATAATTTGTACTCATTTTTCCAGTCTCGGAAAAATGTGGTCACTTTGTCAAATTGGTTGAACTTATTTTTTTGGAAGAATTGATTTTGCTGTGTATGGGTTGATGTACCCATAATTAGAAACGCTTCTAGTTAGCCCTTTTCTTATTCGTAATAGCTCGTCAAAAATTTTCATTCTTTTATCAAATTTATTTAAAGTTTCTCTTTGCAGGACATCTTCATCCATAAGCTGACCTGACTTTGGATCTATAAAGTAACCCCACTTCACTTGATGCCCTGCGGGAAATTTATCCTGCATGATTCTGTACCTATCTGCCCCAACAACCCGCATTCTGGCCCTTTCTGGGGCTTTTTGAAACCATTGCGAATACACGGCAGGGTTTGGAATCAGCATTCCTTTTTTGTCACGAAATACTTTTTTTGCAGCAGGATTGTTCTCAACCTGTTTTTGCAATCGAAGTACTGGGGTAATCCAGCATCTACAATTATGGGCGACTGTGCCATCTTCATCGATTGGAGGTCGAGGCATTTGCTGCATTCCAATCTGATGTGGTAGCGGATTTATGTAATAAACTGTGCCACTTCGGGCTGCGTGATGTGGCCTTACTCTTGAATCCATTGTTGCATGAATTTGATATCCAATTACAAGATCACCAAGCTTTTTATAGGTTTCCATGCGTGATTCATGGGCAATCCTTTGACATTCAGTTCGAGCAATTCTTCTGGCAGTAGCAGCGTTATTTTGTACCAATGGCCTAATTGATTCTGAAATTCCTTCTGGGCTTTTGCCTGCTGCAAAGTCTAATGCAATTCTTCTAGCGATATGCTGTAAGTTCCCAAGGTTTGTTTGTTGAGCTAACCTAGCATTCCAAGTTGTGCCTAGCGTTGTTCCGTAAACAATGTCGTGAACTTTTTCTTCATGCATTGCAGGGAATATTGCTGCTTGAATTTGTTCTGCCTCAAGCTCTTCCTTTGATTTTCTTTCTTCCTGCATTGGGTAAGACAGAATATTTAAATACGATTGTGGCAGGGTTTGAACCATAACCATCCCTGCTTCAGCGTAGGAAACTTTAGTGGTTTCAACGAATCCGTTATAAAGCGTAGCAAACATACCATAAATCGTTTTGTTTAAGAGCAAGTGAATCTGGCTAGATTTCTCCATCAGACTAGCCTTGCTCTTAAAGATCACCTTGTCCATATCGTTCCACATCACTTGCAAACTCTTGTCTGCTTTTTCTGCAATCTTTTCAGAATCAGCAATTATGCCTTCGTGATGAAGGTTGAATCGAGCAGCCAAAGTGCTATTTACTAAATCATTCATAGCGTATTATTTTCTTGCTTTGTTCCAGCTATCTTCATCGGGGTAATCTGCATCACCTTTTTTTGCAGGCTTCTCCCCTCGTTTTTTCTTTGCATTTATATTTGCCCAGAGTCCATCACCCTCACCCATGATTGATTCTTGTGGTGGCGGTGCAAGCCCCATGCCCATGTCAGGCAGGGATAACGGAGAGCCGATACCTTTGCCTGCAAGCTCTTCCATGTTTCTTTCCTCTTTCTCCCAGTCGAGGCCAATTTCTTGGGCAATCGTCTGTTTGGACTTTATACCAAGACTTGAATAAATGGAATTGTTATTGGCTTCGATTGATTTATCTTGCGTTTCAACATTGGGTGCTTTGACATCGATGTCGATAATATTTAGCGTGTCTTTTGGAAGCAGGCCTGCATTGATTGCTGTTTTGATTGCAGCTTTAATGATGCGGGTGAAATGTGTTTTGTAAACCTCTTGCATCCTCACACAATGGCGGGTAAATGGAGCTTCAGCAGTTAAGCTGGAACTAAAGTTATTGTTTGAGGCATCGCTGGAAACAAGCCATTCTGGGGCATTGTGCCTGTTGCCTGCGCTACGCAATAACCCCTGCATGATGTCCATATGTGATGATGAATTCATTGCAGCAGGCGGTGCAACATAATTCATGCCTTTGGGAATGTCGAGGAATGAACCAGCTTCAAGCTTTTGAAAATCTTGCTGCTTGCCAGATCCAAAAGTTGTTGTGCTGTAATCAATACTGGAATCAATAAATTCTTGAACTTGGCCTGCGCTTGCTGTGTCATGCTGTCTTACAGCAGCGATTGCAGCTTGCACGGCTGCGCCCTCTCCCATGTTCTTGCGGAGTTTTCCTGCTTGTTGAAAACAGTCCAGGGTTTCAAAAGCAAAATCTGAAAGGCCTCTTTTGATGGATCGTTTGACATTAATTTTTATGTGACCCATGTTGTCAGCATCAACCACTTCACCTTCAATCGGCTCTATTGTGGCTTGGCCTTTTGGTGCTATGTAATCGACATGATAAGCCTTTACAAGGAACACATCGTCAATTTCTGTTTGAATGCCATAACTCCATTCAAGAATATCAGAACCGGGGGGTTGATACACTTGCTCGGGTTCAACAGTCCGAATGCTTAGTGTTCCATCTGGCTGCGGGAATAAGCGAATGAATGCTTCGCCATCTTCTCGGGTTCGCCAGAATATTTCTTGTTCCATTTCGTTCCATGCATTTTGTTCTGTGAATGTGTTGATTACAACTTGCACGGCTTTGATTATGTTTTCGGGAACTTCCAAATCTTTTTTGGAAACAGCACGATAAGAATAACCGCATCCAATTACATAACTGCAAATGCCATTCAACAAGCCCTGTGCGTTTGGACTTGTAGTCACAACATATCGGGCCTGCGCCCTCAACATCGACAGTTGGGATTCATTAACCCAAAACGGAAAATTGCTTCCGTAACGGCGATCAGCAGGCTGTGTCATTGGGTATTGATTTAAATATCCATCTGAATATCGGCCCATTAAATCGCTATAGTTTGACAACCAAAAATCTTGGCCACCAGCTTCTATCAGCTTTGCTTTGCGCTTTAGTTTTGCAAGTTTTATTTCCTCTTCCAGATTTTCACGCTGTTGTTTTGCTGAAGGTTTTCCTGCAAAGATAAACGATAATAGGTTCATGCCATTATCCTCTGGGGTTTTCTAGTATTTTTTCCGTTCCAAAGATCGATCATAGCACGAAGGGCCATTTCAAGCGAATCCGGCCCATCATCATGTTCTGCAACTGGGAAATCTCGCAACTGATCTACCATCAATTTTGTGCCTTTACTGTTGGCTTTAAATCTGATTCCACGATTGGCCAGATAAGGGCCAAGCCTTCTAATTCGGACTTCTTTGTTTACAGTATTTATGACTTGAACTACTGGCAGGGCAATATCGGCTTGCCTGCTCTTTGCCACAATCTGGGTAGCTAGAAGCTCTTGGAATTGATTGGTTTCAATTGCCACAATATCGGCCTGATATCGTCTTTGCAGTTCAATGGTCATGTCTACGATTTGTTCGGAGTTTATTTTATCCAAGAACGCTTCGCAATAAAGTACCCCATCTGTTGCACGGCCCAATACAGCAAAAGCGGAAAAGTCGCCATGCTTTGCCCCGCTACCTTTGCTGGGGTCTAGTGCAATAGTTTTGATTACAGTTTTGGGCCATTCATCAAACCAGATGTGATCTCCAAAATGGCTTGCAGGCCATTCTGCGCCTTCCGTGTCCACAAACTCTCCCTGCAATTCCTGCAAGGCTGTACGATCCGAATATTGGCTTTTAATGGCTTGAATGAATGCATCATCCAAAAATGGATTGTTGCCAGTAGGGCTGCGTATAAGGGCTGTATTCTCTTTATCGGTGGCGAATACTTGGTATGTCCAATGCCCAATACCCTTGGGGGTAAATGTTGCGCTTAACCAGCCTGCTTCGCCTTGCTCACGCAGGGATGCAATGCAAATGTCATACACATCTTGGCGCATTAAACTGGCTTCATCTAACCAAACACCAGAAAGGTTTGGCCCTCGAAGTCGATCTGGGTTATCAGCGGATCGAAAAATGATTTCTGCATTGTTCGGAAGTGTCACCCGAAAACTAGATCGATTGATTGTAAATTTAGAACTAATTAGCGTTTCACAATGTTCTTTGAATGAGCGAAATGAACTATCGGCTAACATCGTGTAGGTTGGAGAAACAACCATATACAGCCTATCTCTTTTTGCTCTGCGTAACAGGTCATAACTTCCGATCCAAGATTTGCCTGCCCCACGGCCTCCTACAAAGCCCCTATAGAGGCTTTTGTTTGTCAGGAAGTCCTTCTGGGTTTTGTGCATCCTCAGTTCGAGTTTTTGCTTGGTCATTGGCCAGATCCTCTTTAGAAACAACAGTTTCTATTACTTCCATGATATATTCGCCATGCGAGGTAACATCATGTTGCAGGGGAGCTTCTAATCCAAGCAGGCGATCTAATCGCTCATTTGCGTAAATCCTGTCACGCAGGGTTGAATCTGGGCCTGCAATGATCGATTCATAGAAGTTTAAACTAGCAGTTCTGTGTTCTTCTTTTGTTTGTCCTGTGCCTTTTATGATGATCTCTCTCGCACGAGAAAGATAATTTTCGCAAGTCCTTGCCCCAATGTGATATTTGCGTATCAACATTTTCTTTATGTCGGACTTGTAAAGCCTTCGAGACAACAGGAAAACTGTGTACTCAATTCGGGCTTCAATTTCTTCGCTATTGGGTTTACTCATTTTTCTTCATTTTTTTTAATGGCTTCTTCTCGTTCTTTTTCTTCTTGCTCTGAAGGTGTGTCCAAATCAATCTTCATCATCTCTGCAACGAATTTGCCATCTACATAACGATCATCTACAATACCGATTTTATCACACCATCTTTTTCTGGAAGTACCATCTCGAAAAACCAAAACGGCATAGTAATCAGTCGATTCAATATTTGTAGTTGCATCTTCAACAAAAACGGAAGATTCTTTAAGTTTCCTTAAATCTTCAGCCATTTTTTCAAGCTCTTCGTTTGATTTTATGAATGCTGGGTCTTCACCAAAATACTGAAACATATCAGCCATATCGAAGCCAGTAGCTTCGTGATCCAAATTATGTTCTTTAAATAACCCTGCCAATTTATCAAGTTCAAAAGAACCTTGACTCTCTTGGTTGTTTAAGGCAATGTTAGCCTCGATTTCTTCTTTCATGGAAAGATCAACAACAGCAACATCCAAACTGTAATCGCCAGTTCCTTCTAAGGAATCTAAAATTTTAATTCTTTGATGGCCACCTACAATATTTCCAGTTTGTTTATTCCAAACTAATGGCTCAACTAAGCCTGTTTTTTGAATTACCTTTAAAAGTTTCTTCCTGGACTTTTCGTCAATGACTCGGGGATTGTACGGAGCGTTTTTAAGTTGGACACG